GAGGTAGTTGCCGAGGGAGTAAGCTTAGAACAGGGGAGAGTAGCATCATGGATGGCTTATAATGAAGTTGATCCAAAAGCGGTTGCCGAGGGAATTTCTAGTAATAAAGAAATCACTCCTGCACAATCACATGGATTCTTAGTTGCCATTGCGCAAAAAGGAAGAGTTGTTGCATTACAAGAAGATAATGCAAAACCAATTGTTTCAAAAGAAACTACTACAGAGCCGGTAACTGAAAAAACAGCTGCTCAATTAGAGATAGAAGCTGCATCTGATTTCAAACTTAAAATTTAATAGAGATGATATACGCAACACAAAGAGGAGCGACCAGAAATCAATCTACAGTTGATTATTCTATAGAGAATATTTTCCTTTATGGAAATCGTTACAATAAAGGGATTCTTGTAAATAATCTTGGAGAGGCATTGAATGCTCAAGATGGTATTTTAGTGGTAAGAAATTCAGGAACTTTCGAAACAGCCGTTGCTGCTTTTAATGCCGCTGGATTAACTGCTGCACAAACTACAATTATTGCAGGATTGACTTTTACATCTGTTGGAGTTACTACTCAGGCTCAATTAGCAGCAGCATTTGCTAACTTAGCTGTTGGAGCTACTACAGGAGCAGGAATTGCTTATGGTAACTACTCAGGAACATTAACAGGTTACTCTACAGGAGCAGTTCAAACAGGTTCTAAAGTTGTTTTCACAGCATCTACAGTTGGGCCAAAAACTGACTTAGCAGATACAGGAACAGGAGCTGATCCTACTTTTGTAATTGTGAACGGTACTGCTGGAGTTGATGAGGGATTTTCTCCTGCAACACCTGCAAACTTAGCAAATGTAATCGGAGTCTTGAAAATTGATGGATTAGTTCCATTGGCAGATGCAGCTTCAATTAATGCTTATTATGCTCTTTCAGGGGATATTGATGCAGGTTTGTTAATTCTGCCATTGGGTGTTAATTTAGACACAATTGTTGGCGCAAAAGCTTTAAAAGATATATTAACAGCGTTAGGGTTCGTTTTGAAAAACGTAACTGAGCTATCTAAATTCGGAAATTAATCATGGCAATTAGCATCATAGAACACAGCGCAATAATGACCTCAAAGGTTGTTGGCACTTTCAAAGAAATTATTCCTGTTGCAGAAGGGTTTTCTCCTTGGTTTCCAAGAGAAACAACGCCATCTTTTTATGTAGATATTCGAGTAAAAAGAGGAACTAGAAAAATTGCAGTAGATGTACAAAGATTTACTGAGGGTCAGGCTACCAAGTCAACAAAAATGACCGAAAACAAATATTTACCTCCTTACTACGAATTGGAATATTATTTCAATAGAGATGAGATTTACATGAGAGCTTTGGAGATGAATGCATTAAATTCACCAGAGGGGAATAAAATGATTGCTCAGAATGCATTGGAAAATCTTGTTGAACAAAGATTAATGATTGAAAGATCAATTCGTAAACAACAAGCAGATGTTTTTCAAACAGGAGTTGTTACCATTCTAAATGGAGATAATATTGATTTCAGACGTAAAGCTGAATCTATGGTAAATGTTTCAACAAGTGGCTCAGGTTATTGGAATAATGTTTCTACATCTAAACCATTAGATGATCTTGCTAAAGGAGGAAAGTTCCTTAGAACTACAGGAACAGCAATTGGAAATGTATTGAATTATGTTGGTAGAAGCGAAACTATCGCTGCTTTAATGGCAACAGACCAATTTAAAGCCAATGCAGATTGGAGACACATTGACAGAATGAATATTGGAATGCCAGAATTTAACGATTCAACAGGATTCACGTTTAATGGTCAATTTGCTGCAGGTGATTTCAAAATTAATCTTTGGAGTTATGATGAGATTTATGCAGATGAGAATGATGTTGATACTTATTATTTAGCTGCAGGAATTGTTGTTTTATTGCCTGTAAATTTCCAAGGAAAAACTGTTTTTGGAGCATTGCCAGGAATGAAGCCAGCAAGTATTGGAGGAGCAGCAACTAAAATTCCAGCTGCTATTGAAACTGATTATTTAATCAGAGCATTCTACGATGAAAAAACTCTTTCAAGTGGTCTTAAAATGTCCTCAGCTCCTATTGTTTTACCAATTACTGTTGATCGTATTTATACGTTGAAAGTATTAGCTTAATCTTTGTAAATTATGTCAAAATATATAGTAATACCAATTAGCATTTCTCTTAAAAATAAGAAATTTGCACATTCAGGAGATGTAATTGATGAATCTCAATTAAATACTACTACTCATGAATTAGTAAAGGAGGGTTTTATCAGATTAGCTACAGAAGCGGAAATCGAAGCTGCAGGTCAAATTGTTACAGAAGAAGCGGAAATCGAAGATCCTGAATTAGAAGAGGAAGAGCAAGAAGAGGAGGAAGAAGAAGCGGAAGCTACTGAAACAAAAGAAGCTCCTGCTCAAGAAATTTCTAAAAAAGACCAAGTTAAAAACGCATTTAAAAAGTAATAAAAGATGCAAGGAGGTCTATTCGGAATTATCAAAAGAGATGCTAAGTTTTTCATAAACAGCGGAGGTTACCAAATCGATATTCAAATGATTAGTAGAGATGGAAGCCTTACGATTGATATTACAGGATGGGCGGTAAAAGTTACTGGTTCTTTTGATTCTGATGGAAATCAAGTAAACACTAAAAACGTCCACATCACTATTGATGAGGACGTTTTAAAAGATAAAGGCTTTCCTATTAGAACTAATAGAAAAGGTATTCCAGAGGTTGATTTAGAAAATGTAAAGGTAAGTTTTGTTGATAGTTCTGGAATATTGAAAAACTACATTGTTAGAGAGCAATTTCCAGATGAAAATCTTGGATTAATCAATGTTGGATTAGGAGACTACAAACCGTAAATTATGCCAATAATCACAGAGCCAATATTGCCACAAGGATTTGATAAAGTAGGTAATAGAATTGCTGAAATATTGACCGAAGAAGTTGCAAATCAAATAACGTTACAATCTTTCGATGACGATGTTAGAGTTTTCTTAGAGAGAATAGAGCCTTTTGATAAAGCAGAAGATGTAATGATTTCGGTGGCATTGAGAGAAGATGATTTTGGAGAGTTTACCCAAAGAGATGTTCAAGGAAATTGTATGTATTTCATAGATCTTTTTTGTTCAGGATTTGGTAATGGAAGTCTTGCTCCAAGTATAGTTTCTAAAAACAAAATGTATCGTTATGCAGGATTGATTAGATATATTCTTAGTTCAGGTAAAATACCGACATTAGGTTTTCCTCCTGGATTTATTGGAGGGAAATATATTAAAAAATTCATGGTTGATACAGATTATTCAAACTTTGGAAATCACAGTAATTATGATGGTTCTTATATCAGATTTTGTAGATTCATATTCATAGTAAGAGTTCAGGAGAATCAAGCTTTATGGGAGGGGATTCCGCTCCAAGGAAACGATACTAAAATTACTTACGAAAACACACCGAAAGGGATTATGTTGACGTTCAACAATTAAAATTAATAATTAAAAAAAATAATTATGGGTACAATCTCTACAGCCGTTGGTCTTGACAGAATTTCGAGAGTAAGCGGTTATAATATTAAAAAGGGTAATTTCACTACTGAAACTCAAAATCTGCCTCAAATTATTGCAATCTTTGGAGAGGCAAATACAGCCAATCAAGTTGGATTAACGGTAGACAAAGTAGAGGTTACAAGCGCAGCCGAAGCGGCAACTCTTTTTGGGAGCGGTTCACCAATCCACAGAATGGTAAGCGTTTTAAGACCCACAGGAAGTGATGGAGTTGGAGGTATTCCAACTATTGTTTTTCCTCAAGTTACAGATGTAGGCGCAACAGCAACAGTTAGAGCATGGACAGTTACAGGAACAGCTACAGCAAATGCAACTCATACAGTAGGTGTTAATGGACGTACTTCTGTAGATTATCAGTATTACACTTTTGATGTTGTTGTTGGTGATACTCCAACTATTATTGCAGGTAAGATTTCAGATGCTCTAAATAGAGTGTTAATATTA